TGCACACTTCATAGCAACAGCATCAACAATTACTTTGTCGTCTTCATGACAAAATACAATTGCTAATTTATTGACAGGAATATTTTTTAAATTTCCCTTGTCTATTTGATACTGTATGTAGTCCCTATACTGTTCATAAAATTTAGAACAGTGTTCGATTGTCTTCGTTATGCTCAGTGGTGCTGAACATATCGTCTTACTTTGCTTCTTTAAAAGCTCCATTGTCTCAACAGACAAGGAAGCATTTTTATAACGACTTATGTCGGTCACTTTTTTTTATCCTTACTCTTTTCTTCTTTCTCTGGTTAATTTTTTCTGGGTATGGTTTTACAAGTAGAAAGGAAGAAAAGGATTAAAACCTTGTAAAACTTAATACCCAGATTATATGAACGACAGTTACGTTTAGGCAGCTTTAAATAGAAAGGAGTATGGTGCGTACCTAAACTTTTAAAAAAATTAAAACTGCCGCTCATAATCTTATTATAACATGGATATGGGAATTCTTTTTGTTCCTGCCGAACTGACATTCCCAACAGTGTTCGGAATAAATGAAATTTGTTTTATAAATAAAGGTTTTTAAAATTTTCCCAACAGTGTTGGGATTTTAATTTACTTTTTTCTTCGCAACACTTGTAAATATTCTAATCCATTTCTTTAATTGTGCATCAAACCTTTTGTAGTCATATTTTAAACCAGTTCTCTTTAACCAGTTTTGAACATATTCAGAATTATAAAATTTAGTTACTGTGTATGTTGCTAAACCTTTTTGTTGTGCATCTAATATTCTTTGTTTAAATTCACTTATTAGCATTTCCACTAGATAGGTTTGTTCTGTTTCAACAATACGTTTTGCAAAGTCTTTTTGTCGTAGTTTTATATAATCACAGGTAATCTTGAATAATTCCTGCGGTAACATTCCAACTGTTTCTGCAAGTGCCACTGCGTTATCCATAGAAACCACAGCATAATCAACCTTTTCTGGGTCTTTATGTGTCTTTAAATAATGCTTCACTAAATCAATAGGAGTTTCAGCATCTATTCTAACTGCATAAGCATTTAAACCATGCTCTGTTTTTTTAATTATTCTTTCGTCAGGAGTATCTAATAAACCTTTAGTACCCTCAGGTATTGGAACTCCCAAAACATTAAATGGTTGAAACCAGTCACGTTTTATTTTCATCATTGGTTCAAAGGTTGTACGAAGACTTTTAGATATTTTTTCAAAGTCTTCTCTAAATTTTCTTAATGGTTCTGGTACTTGAAAAATACCAGTCAGTGCTTTGTCTGTTTTATCTTTCTTTGCTTTATATTCTTTCCACCCTTTATTTAAATCTTTGTAGTTCTCTATTATTCTTTCATTTACATCACCCACAAGTTTACCCATGTACTTGTAAGGTTTATTTTCATTCAAATAAAGAATGGTAAATATCTGACCATCAGTTAAAGGTGAAATCCAATGTTTCTTATTGTATTCTTTTTGTATCTCTAATCTTTTTCGTCTATTTATTAAATAATCAGCTACAGACATACCCATAGCATCAGCACTTATTTTATTTAATTTATATGCTAACGCACTTGGTGAGTTGTCAGAGTTTTTTGGTGGATTGTCTTCGCTAAATTCAGGTTCGCTTATTATTTTTCTTTGTAAATCTTTAAATAAACTTTTGGTATTCTTAATCTTCTTTAAATACTTTATGTAATCTTTTCGGTGTTCTTCAATTAATGGTTGCTTCTCCACTTCTTTAAACCATTTATCAAAATCACTATACTTCTTACGAAGTTCTTTTTTATTTGCTCTTACCTTTGAATATAAAATTTGTATTTTAATTTTGTTAGCCCACTCATCACTTTTACGAAGTTCTTTTTTTAAATCTTCACCCACCCCTAGACTTGGAAAGATATACTTTTTGCCCCTGATGTTTCCCGTGAAAACTACAGGTTTGGATTTTCGTGAAGACTTGCTAGTAGGTGTCAGAGTTTTTTTCTTTAACTTAGCCATACCCCAATTGTATAACATAAAAGTTCATAAAGTTCTAAAACAGATAATGAGAGAAATGACTGCAATAAAATTTTTCAGAAAAAAAATTAAAAAATTCTTATCAAAGTTGAAATGTTCTCATTAAAGTAGAAAAAAATACTTTGTTAGTTGTGAAGACTAACAAGTTTTGTTGCCAGACAAGAAAAACTATGACTTTAACTGCAACATTTGTTGCGTTATTTATTTTTATACCTACCCCACCCCCTTCTAAATATTAAATGGGGTCAGGGGGAAAAAAAATAATTAGTACTACTCATCTACCTGTCGAATTTTTATGCCAAATCTTTAGGACTACCCCAGACCTCTTTAAATCTATCCATCATGGAGTAATCCACCGCATGTTGAAGAAATTCTTCTGTGTGTCTAAGTATGAAGTCTCTACCTGCATGTTTGTCCGACTTTTTGGCGACAGGTTTTTTTCCTTTAATCAAATCTATTCCTAATTCCTCTAGTTCCTTAAGTATATCTTTAGGGAACGTATCTACCTTTGGTTTATAATTTTTAACTAAAGATTTGAGATAAATAACTTTATTAGAAGGATTATTAGTCATAACAAAAGGGTACGAAAGGTATCATCAATAGCTTATTACATAAGTGTTGTTGATTTTGTTCTTTCTTAGCTTTTATACTATAGTTGACCTATAGTACTTATAGTAAGTACTTCAAGTAGTGGCACTTAATTAAAAACAGTAAAAACACTCACTTATCGTTAAACTGTGGTGTCTTTCCAAGAGTGTCCCCTAATTAAAAACCTGTATATCACCATTGGGTAAATTAGGTAAACCACAGGTCAGTCCTTAAAAGGACTTGTTCTTTTTTTGCCTAGCTAACTTCTGTAATCGTCTGAAGTACTTTTTAAAGTACCTACCAGACTGTTCATCAACGAAAGTAGCAATGACTTTACCATCATACGTTAGAGCAGCAGGAGTATTTTCTTTAATTATTATCATTTAATGTGTTCCTTTCTAGAAGAACTAATGCTCTGTCTTCTACATAGGGGTACTTTAGTGCATCAGTTGGTTCTAATAGGGGTACTAATAGAAGTACTTTAGTCAATTATGTAGATTTTTAGCGGTGGAGTACCGCTAGGTTACCCCACCTGCCCCCACACATTGCTGCAGTTGTTTAAGGGATAGGTTTTACAATTTAATCCAAGAATTATCAGTCTTATTGCCCCAATATTTATCCATTTCAATATTGAACATATCTTCTTTTCTTTGCTTAAAAGCTAGGTCTTGGTCTTTTGCAAGTTGTTTTTGAAAATACGAACAAGCAATTTGTAAAGCATCAATTCGGTCATCATGTTTTAGGGTATTCGCGCCCTTTTGTAATCTGCTGATTTGGTAAAAAAGCTGATACTGAAGTGCTTTTTCAGGTGAATATAAATTATTAGTTAATTCATAATCATCTTTAACTACTTTCTTATCAAAAATAATTCGGTGTTGAGATATAAGTGGTTCTAAAGTGTCTAAAATCCTTCTGTGTTTATTAGTCGTCTGCCTGATTAACTCAGTCGTGCATCTGTATTCTTTATTTAAATAAGGTTTTAATATTGTCTCGAACATTCCTAAACCCCAATTTTCTTCTATTAAAATCTTGTTTACCTTATTTCGTTTCGCAATTTGAACTAATTTATTTAAAACATGTTCTGTATAACCTGCGCTGAAACCACCACTGTCTGTAATATACAAGTTTCCATTTAAAAATTTACATACACAATAGCTAGTCTCGTCAGAACCTTTTCCTGACGGGTCAATTGACATTACACTTCCAGTGTAAGGAAGCCATTCGCCAACTAATTTCATGGGACGATAATAAGAATTATCTCCTTGTAAACCAACATTAGCTAAATCTTCGTGTCTTAATTCAGGACTACTGGCAAAAATCACCTTCTCTGGTGCATTATCTAAATTTAAATTCATTACAACTAAATCTGATAATTTTAATGGATAACGATTTAAGTCAGATAATGTTGTATCTAACATAAACTGCATGTTGAAGCCCAAGCGACCAAACGATGCTTCCCGTTCTAATAAATCTTTTTCGTCAAATCTTGAAGGTTCAGTCGGCTTACCAATTAAATCATGTGTCCAAGTATTTCCAATAATGGGTGTTAAATTAGATGCATAATTTTTTAGCTGAATTTCACTTGGGTATCTGGCAGTCCAATATCTGATTTTGTAACCACGTTCCTGAAGTTTATTATAAATTGAAAATTCGCATTGTGGTGTGCCTAGAAAAATAATTCTTGAAGTTTCATCAGGCATCAGAATTGCTTCAAACTCTTTGACAGCTTCACTTAACCTGTCTCTCATTAATTGAGTTTGTGAATTAGAACTTGTCTCAATATCATCTGCAATTATTAGCGAACTTCTACTTCCTGTAAGCTGACTGAAAATTCCAAGACTTTTGACACTGGGTTGGTGACTTGCAATTGCAGGTGCTACATCAAACGATATTTTTGACTGTCTTTGATTAATTTTTGGATATAAAAATTTTAATATTTCTATTTCACTTAAAAGTCTTAAACAAAATTGTGAGAAATCATCAGCACGATTTTTACTAGCAGAAACAACTAAAATATTTAATTGTGGGTCTAATAGCAATTTCCATAGCACGAAAGTACTGGTAATCCATGATTTTCCCGCCCCACGAAATGCACAGATTATTTGTCTTTGAGTTCCATGCTGTAGCCAGTTGGCTAAATCATATTGAATTTTGGTAGGATTTGGTAATTTCAAATGCTTCCAAACTAAATACAAAAAGTTTCTAAAATCTTTTAATTCTTCGTTCATAAATAATTTTTTTTGAAAATGAAAATTTCTCTACAATAGTTACAAAAAATATTTTTTGCCTACTGCCATACGAATTATTTTTTGCCTTAATTCACTTTACTCACTTCTAGAGCATTTCTGAAAAGTGCGTATGATATAATTAGGTATGAAAATAAAAAACGTAAAATATCTTCAAGAGAAAAAACTTGAAGCAAAAAGAATTTTAAAGTCCATTGCTAGACATTGGTTTAAAATTCATAAAGTAAAAAAGATAATATATATTAAAGGTTTGTATGGTCGTGCTTTTCTAAAAGAAAGTAGAATAAAAATACCACCACCAACTACTAGAAAACGAATGTATATTATTGCACATGAACTTGGTCATCTTGCTTTACATGCAAAAACTAGCAAACGACCACTCATTAGAGAATATGAAGCTGAACGATATGCACATACTTTAATGAGACGTTTTAATATCAAAGTACCTAGAGCAATGACTAAAAGAGCAAAAGGTTATGTTCAATATAGAATAAACCTTTCGAAAAAGTTTGGTTTGAAAAAACCAATACCTAAAGAAATTACAAACTGGATTAATGTGTAGTATCTTGTTTTGTAGGTATTCTAAAAGGTAGTTCATCAGCTAATTTTTGTAATGGACTTCCTTCAACAGGTACGCAATCAATATTATTGTCACGAAGAAACTGACGTGCAACATTCAAATCACTTGCCTTGACATCTTTTTCTTTAATTCTCTCTAGCAACCTTTCAGCTAATCTTTTGTGAAGTTCTTTCAGAGCATCTTCTTGCATTTTTATCTAATATTAGTTCTCACACTGTCTATAAAATTATAAACACGACCAAATTGTTTATCTATATTCATCAATTCATTTTGCATCATGCTTACTATTGTTTGGATTTCAATTAAGGTAATTAAAACCCATGT